AGGCGCATGAGATGGGATTTGTTGACGGGATTCTCTTTGCCGAAAATAAGAAACCTTTCCCTCCCGAAGAGGGGGAAGAAGAGCCTGACGAGGATGAGAAAAAGGAAGATACATTGACCGCTATGACTTATTCAAAATCAAAGAATCTATCTGCGTTCTTATCAAAGGTATCTGCATCGGCAGAACCTGTCAAAGGCACACCCATTGACCAGCTTGAAAAAAGACTGGCATTACTGAAATACTAACAGGAGGATTTTAACTATGGCTATGACGATTCAGGAACTGAGAGAAAAGAGAGCGAAAGCTTGGGATACAGCACGTGATTTTCTCGACAGCAAGAGAAATGCAAACGGCGTTCTCAGCGAGGAAGATTCCAAAACATATGATGCAATGGAAAAGACCATTGTTGACCTTGGCAAGGAAATACAGCGTCTGGAAAGACAGGCTGAAATTGAAGCAGAAATGAACAAGCCTACTTCAACACCTGTTCTCGGCAAGCCTGCCACACCGGACGTAACGGAAAAGACAGGTACAGCAAGCGACAGCTACAAAGCGGCTTTCTGGAACAGCATCAGAAATCGAAACTGGATTGATGTCAATAACGACCTGCACATTGGCACAGATGCAGAGGGCGGTTATCTTGTTCCAGACGAGTTTGAAAGAAAACTGGTGGAAGCATTGGAGGAAGAAAGTATCTTCCGTCAGATGGCAACGGTTATCAAGACTTCCAACGGCGACCGCAAGATTCCGATTGTGACTTCCAAGGGCGAAGCAGTCTGGATGGACGAGGAGCAGCAGTATACGCTCTCCGATGATACATTCGGTCAGGCATCGCTTTCCGCATATAAGCTGGGAACAGCAATCAAGATTTCTGAGGAACTGCTGAACGACAGTGTATTTGACCTGCCGTCCTACATTGCCCGTGAATTTGCCCGTCGTATCGGTGCAAAGGAAGAAGAGGCATTCTTTGTTGGTGACGGCAAGGGCAAGCCGACAGGTATCTTCCATACCGTAGGCGGTGCAGAAGATGGTGCAACAACAACCGGTGCAAACATTACCTTTGATGATGTGATGGAACTGTTCTATTCTCTCAGAAGTCCGTACCGCAAGAAGGCTGTGTGGGTTCTCAACGATTCCACGGTTAAGGCACTTCGTAAGCTGAAGGATAACACAGGCAACTATATCTGGAATCCGTCTGTGCAGGCGGGTGTGCTGGATACCATTCTCAATCGCCCTTACAAAACATCAAGCTATGTGCCGGAAATCAAGGCTGGCAACAAGTGTATGGCATTCGGTGACTTTAGTTACTACTGGGTGGCTGACAGACAGGGACGCTCTTTCAAGCGACTGAATGAACTCTTTGCTATGACCGGACAGGTTGGCTTTCTTGCAAGTCAGAGACTGGACGGCAAACTGATTCTCCCGGAGGCTATTAAGACACTTACCATCAAGAAAGCGTGATGTAAATGATAACGCTGAAAGAAGCGAAAAATTATCTGAGAGTGGATTACGATGAGGACGACAGGTTGATTCAGAATCTGCTGCTTACAGCTAAAAATCTGGTAATGGACGTTGGCAGAATGGACGAGGATGCTTTTGCCAGAAATGAAGATACGGTGCGGACAGCGATGCTTTTCGCACTTGGTTATCTTTATGAAAACAGAAGTAATCCCGATTATCAAAAGCTAACGCTGAATCTCAGGTCAATTCTGTTTGCACAGAGAGAGGGCGTGATGTAATGGAAATCGGAAATCTGAATCAGAGAATTACCATTCTGGAACACAGAACTGTTATTGACGAGATCAGCAACCATATCACCAAATGGGAAGAAACATTCTCCCTGTGGGCAAATGTGACCGTGAAAACAGCAAGTGAAACCACTGATGCAGGAATAACCAAAGAGGTACAGAAGCTTGAATTTCTCGTTCGTCAAAGCCCTGCATCACTGAACATCAACAGCACCAATTTCCGTATACTGTTCCGAAACAGTATCTACAACATCACAGGAATTATTCCCCTTTATGACCACAACGATTACCTGAAAATTGAGGGAGAAACAAGAAAGGCAGGTGTCCCCGATGACTTCAATTGATAATATGGCTGCTGAAATCATGAAAGGTCTGACGGAATACGCCGACCTTGCAAATGAAAGCATGAAAAAGGCTGTAAAGAAAACTGCCACAGAGGTAAAAAAAGAAATCTCCGCCAATGCACCAAAGGACACCGGTGCTTACGCAAAAAGCTGGGCAGTTAAAAAGACAAAGGAAAACAGCCATTCTCTGGAAATGACTGTTCACAGTAAGAATCGCTATCAGTTGGCACATCTCCTTGAAAAAGGCCACGCCAAGCGTGGCGGCGGACGTGTGGCAGGAAAAGCGCATATATCCCCTGCAGAGGAAAACGGCGTACAGCTGTTTGAAAAACTGATCGAGGAGGCACTTAAATGACCTACGAACAAATCGCAGAAATGATGGAAGAAATGGGGCTGCCTTTTGCTTACCACCATTTCGCTGAGGGCGAAAGTCCAGCACCTCCTTTTTTACTATTTTTATCTCCCGGAGAGAATACATTTTCTGCGGATAATCAGATGTATTTCAGCTTTAAACAGCTGGATATTGAATTATATACAGACATTAAGAATCCTGAACTGGAAAAGCAGATAGAACAGGTTCTGAAACGTCATAAAATCTACTATACAAAATCAGAAGTATGGATAGAGTCCGAAAAACTCTATGAAGTACTTTACGAAACGGAGGTATAACTTATGGCAAACAAAAAGAATAAGGTTAAATTCGGTTTGCAGAATGTGTACTGGGCAAAGATTAACGAATGGGGTGTAGACTCCGATGGCAACAGGACTTTCCCTGCATATGGAGAGTCAAAGCATCTGCCGGGTGCTGTATCGTTATCTATTGATGCAAACGGCGAGGCCGAGAATTTTTACGCGGACAACGGTGTATATTACGTGATTAACAACAACGCCGGCTACACCGGTGACCTTGAAATTGCCCTTATCACAACCGAATTTGCGACGGAAATCCTTGGAGAAATTCTCGACAACAACGGCGTTCTTGTGGAAAGAAATGATACAGAACTTGCACAGTTTGCATTGATGTTTGAGTTTCTTGGAGACAAGCACCACATCAGACACGTGATGTATTGCTGCTCAGCTTCACGTCCTGCGACAGAATCTGCAACTACAGAGGAAAGCACAGAAGTTAAGACGGAAAAGCTGACGCTCAAGGCGACGCCTTTGCCGACGGGTCTTGTAAAGTCCAAGACAACTGAAAGTACATCGGATACAGTTTACAACAACTGGTTCAAGACACCCTACAGCCCAAGTACACAAACAGCCACAACAACTACCAAGACATCTTAAGGAGGTACTGCTATGTCTATCAAGAAGAATATTACCATTGACGGTATGGAGGTACCATTCAAGGCAAGTGCAGCTGTGCCACGTCTTTATCGTCTGAAGTTCCACAGGGATATTTACAAGGACTTTGCATCGCTGAAAACGGATGTGGAAGAGGGAGATGAGAACAAAAGCGAACTCGATATTGAGAGCCTTGAGGTTTTCGAGAACATCGCCTACATCATGGCAAAACACGCCGACCCGGAAAACGTTCCCGACAGCCCTGATGATTTCCTGGAACGGTTCAATACGTTTAGTATTTATGAGATTCTTCCTCAGCTGATTGAATTGTGGGGACTGAATACAGCAACACAGGTTGAGTCTAAAAAAAACATCGCCCGACTGACCGGCCGATGACTACTCCGCTTTTTCTCCTGAGATGCAAACAGCTCGGTCTTTCCATGACCGAGCTGGATTTGCTGACAATTGGGCTTATCAATGATATGTTCACGGAACGTGAAAATGATGATTACGATGGCTGGAATGAGGTCGCTGGACAGGCGGATTTTGATAATTTCTAAATAGCCTCTTTACTTTTTTCTCTTTATGCAGTATAATAAAGGAAAAGATTCTAAGGGGTGGAAATATGAGTAATTTTAGAGATGAAGATTATGCTTATATTC